TACTACCTAGTACAGCATTATACTGTGCCAAGGATAGATGATACATCTGACCACTGGCACCACCCTGCAGATTCTGTAGGTTGTTATGTGCTCTTGATGCTATGTCCGTAATATTAGAACCAGCAAAGTTAATAATATACCAAGGAACAGAACCAGAGGTAGAGACATAATTACGTAGTTGTCTGTACCATTCCAGCCATGTGAAACTCCCGGGCTTATCATTAACTGGGGGTGGTGGCAACGGCATTATGAATCCCCTTCTGTGTAAGTAACTTCCAATGCCTCTAGTCTAACAAAGTAATTCAAGGCATTTCTAATGTTGAATGCTCTACGTCTATAAGAACCAAGTCTAGCAAAGCTGGGGAAGTCATCTGTTAAGGCAATTGTCTTTGTACTAGACCATGTTTGGTAGTCATCATCAGACCATTTAACATCGACAGAATTGCCTGTATCTGCCCTATCACCAACCATCTGAATACTATGCATGAACTTCCGTTTATATGTATCCATATCAAACTTGTTAGTTTGTATCTCAATTAGGATAGCAGTGGCATCATCTTGGAAGGCTGTGGGGTCAAACTTATACAAGGTACCATTAGAGTTATGTAACATATAGGCAGCACCGAAATGATTATCAGCTAGGTAATTACAAGCAAATACACCATGACTACCAGCAACATTACTAGACCACTCGTGCCATAGCTTTTCATCTACGTCATACACAAGGGTTCTACCCAATGTAGTAAGATTTATAGCAAACATCAGATGGCCCATCGTACGTAAACCAAAGCCCCTACAATCCGACATGTCTGTTTCTGCATCCACAATACGATCTACGTATTCATCACTAATGCGCTTTGGCTGGAAGCCAGTTACCTGCCACACTGCTCTACCACCCGCTTCTGATTGCCCCACAAACATGAATGTATTCTCATTCTGATATAGGATGTAAGGTGCAGCACAACCAATCTGAATTGTTGTGGAATCGTTACGAGCTAGTGGGCTACCATTGATGTTAGCTGCATCATAAAAGAACTCAATAGAATGCTCGCCGAAGACAACCACTTGGTTATTCTGTCTAGCCAAACTAACAATAGCATCTGGGAACATCTCTGCCGTTAAATAATTACTAGAATCCCATCTAGTTGGCTCATCTAAAACACAGTTATAAACATCACTCCCCTTTGCAAGTAGTATATAACCGTCAATGAAGGTTGGTACTGCTACATGAGGTGTAGGAAAGCTATTCAATGTGGATGTGGCTTCTGCTATGGTGGTTGTAGGGCCTCCGGTGTTAGCGGTGATAGTACCCGTACCATCTGTAGTGAAAGTAACAGCAGCACCCCCTGACGTTAAGCTAACTTGAAAGGTATTGGTTGCCTTGTTCACAACATAATAAGCAACTCCTGCCGTGATACCCGTTGGTAACGTACCTGTAGTGGTAAAGGCAACCCGATCTGTATTCACTAGTACATGGGCTGTGGCATTAAAGACATCGGTAGCATTAGTGGCTGTTACTGTGAAACCAAAAGAGACAGTAGGCTCTGAGGAATAACCAGTGCCCCCATCAGTAATATCCACAGCAGTGACAGCACCAGAAGATATTGTTGCTGTAGCTGTTGCACCAGAACCACCACCCCCAGTAAAGAATACATATGGAGTACCTGTATAACCACTACCGGCTGTTGCCACAGTGGCAGAGATAACAGCACCAGATGAGATGGTTGTAACAGTACCAGAGGTATTAATTACCCATGCTCCTGTACCATCACATATAAATAGATAATCTCCAACTGTAGTTGAGTTACCTAAAATCATACCAATAGGGCCAGTGGAAGCTGTCAATGTAATCTTAACAGTGGGAGAACCACTATCCTCAATTACTTGATTACCTACAGCAACATAGAACTTACCATTAAACCAACTAGTACCCCTACCTTCACCTGTACCAAAGTCTTTATAAGTAGTGAGACCCGGGCGTTTGTTAAGGAAGATGCGGGTACTTTCAATGGCATCTACCTTACGTGTCTCTGGGTAGATGTTAATGAATCTTTGATCTTTAGTAGAAGTACCACTACGGTTTGTCTGAGAACCAATGAGGGGGAGGCGAATGTTCTGCCGCTTCAATGCTCTTTTGTTGTTTGCTGCCATTAGCCCCTCCGTGTATTATTTCTATTCATTGGTGTTTCTGTTGGAAACTGTTGTGGCATTTCCTTACCTTGTGGATTCATATTCAAGAAAGAACTCAAGCTACCACCCCTATTACCAAACTCTGATCCTCTTATAACATCCCCACGATTGAATAGAGAGTTGAGTCCTGAGTTTGTAGCACCCTCTAATTTACCTGCAGGTTGTTTTGTATTGGCTGCTGCAGCATTAACTACAGGAGCACCTGATATATTTCCTTGACCCCCACCACCAAATAAACTGGAGATACCTCCACCCTTCAGGGCATTAAGAGCTGTATTGGTTACAAAGCTGGAAGCCAATCCACCAGCACCACCAACAGCACCGAGTAGTGGAGATAGTTGTTTTAATGCTGATGTATACCAAGGTGTTTCTACAAGGTTGTCGCCAAATACTTTACTGTAAGATTCATTGTTTGTCCATCCGGGAAACATATCTTCATTCCCAGACTTTAAAAAGAATTTATCTTTATTTAAAAGAGTGCCATAATTACCCCATGAACTGGGATCATTTAGTTGGCGGGTTAATTGTGTGTTATAGTCCATAGAACCCGCAAGAGTGCTAGGATCTCTATGAACACGATAACCTACACCATAATCTCCACCTTGTTTGCTTGTACTTACGCCAGCACCCCCAAACTTATTAGGATAAAACATGTTACTATTAAAGGATTCTCCCGGCCCGGGATCTAATGTGTATCCCAACATCTTCCCATTATTAATAATAGGAGTAGAACCAAATAATGTGTTCTTTCCTGTAATATTCTCTGACATGTTATTATGAGGCATGGAATACATGGTATCTGTAGTGCCGGGATGACCTGTTAATTGTTGTCCCAGTAATTCCCACTCACCCATCGTTCCTGTATCCCCGGCGGTTGCGCCACCTATATAAGGCGCTGGAGAATACCCGGGACCAAAAGAATTAGCATCATAATTAAAATTATTCCCTAACTGCTTACGAGCTGTTTCTGGGTCATAATAACCAGTACCTATGTTATTACCACCCTTACTGATGTTATACTTACCACCACCAATGCCTGCAGTATCATAGCCAGCAGTGCCTGCTTGAGCTGTAGAGTAGTCGGTGTCACCGTAGTATTGCCAACCCTCTTTAGTCTTCTCTAAGGGGCCTCCAAACAAACTAGCCAAACCTGCATCTGGATTCTGATTGGCTGCCATCTTACGACCAGCACCTAAGAACTCTGTGGGTTGTTGTGCTTGTTGAATACCACTTGCATTCTGCTGTTGAAACTGTCCTTGGTTCTCCATACCAGTACGAATGGCTAGGTTCCTCTTACGTTTGTCAGAGAAACCTGCCCGTTGCACCACATCATTAATACCTTCTAGTTGGGTAGGATCAAATGCGTCTACCATGACCGGCTATCCCGCTGGAAATAGATGGAACCTTCCTCAGTACCAAAGGACAAGGCTGTTGTCTTAGCTGCTTGATATTCCTGTACAAGGAACTTACGACTATCCGCATCTACACCATACTCGGGAGCAAGGCGTACAGCCAAACCATACTTCAATGCCTCTAGCCATTCTTGTGGGAAGTCTGTATAACCAGATCCTGTAGCCACATCATTGAATGGTCTTTGATAGACAAGGTAGATTGTATTAGCAGCAGCCGTGGTAGCATTAGGGGTTGGGAACAACTGTAACTCACCATAATCCAATTGTGGATTGTAATAAAGTTGTATCGGAGATCCCTCAGATGCTTTGTTACCAAGCATGTTGTACTCTTGCTTAGTTAAGATACGCATGGGTACATCCACATCTGTAGAGGTAGTACGATTCCATGCTTGGATAATCTTAAGTGGCTTTGCAATTGCAATGGCCTTTGTAGTACCCAGTTGATACAAGGTTTGTGATGCAGTCATAGTCAGAGAATACTCTGTAAGACCCCACAGAGGCATACCATCGGCCTCCAGTGCCTTAATCATCATATTCAGTGCTTCTGCTGCCTCTGAGAGCTGTGTGGCAGTGGCTGTTTCCCCTTGTGCCACTACTCCTAACATCCTAAGAGCACCATTAATAAGCTGGTCTACTGTTGCATTAAAGGTGGTGGT